GATAAATAATATTTTTCAAAGAACTCGTTTCGGTTATTCCCGAATTGTTTTACAAAGATAAGACATTTTTTTCATTTGTCAAGACCTTTGTTGTTTTTTTTTTAGATTACTATATCTATTGCGGTTATATGTTTCATTAACACTTTAAATGCGAAGGGTTCCCGTAGTCACTTTCCTCACATACAATAGAAGCCCTACGGACCTAGACTATTTTCTGTAATCATTTTATTCTGAATAATTCTTTCGACTTCTTCAGAATTGTTTTACAAAGATAAGACATTTTTTTCATCTGTCAAGACCTTTGTTTTTTTTAGTTGCGAGAGAGGGAATCGAACCCCCGACCTCAAGGTTATGAGCCTTGCGAGCTACCGCTGCTACTATCTCGCTATATATTTTTTATTTCAAAGAACTTATTTCCTAATTGGACTACAAAGATACAACATTTTTTTCATCTGTCAAGACCTTTGTTAAAAATACCCCACCTAATATTTTTGTTTTTACACTTAATACCGGTGGGGTTGTTTTTGAGATTCTCATCTCATTTGTTCCGCAAATTTAAGACAAAATTCTCATCTTGTCCGTATTTTTTTTGCGAGATATAAAATTGGGGGTATATATCCTTACGGATGAGAATATAAATATACGATAGTTTATGAAAAATCCAATTTTTTTTTAGAATATAATCAAATATTTTTATATTTATAGTTATGGAAGTTAAAATTAACGACAATATCTTTAAGGTTAAGACCTTAATTGACGAGAGGTCCAAGTATATTGGAATGATGGGTAAGAAATTTGATGAGACCTTTAATGGACTATTATTTTTAATGGGTGGTAGTAAACAATGTTTTTGGATGAAGAATTGTATCCAAAATTTGGACATCATCATCATTAAGAATAATGTTATTGTTAATATCCATCACAATTGTCCTCCTTGTAATAGTAAGGAATGTTCAAGTTATTGCGGAAATGGTAATATTGTATTGGAAATCGATGGAGGTGCTTGTGAAAGACTTGGTATTGAACCAGGTGATAGTGTTGAATACCTATTTTGATTCTTTAATCTTTTCTTTCAACTTTCTCTCAAATTCAGTTGCAATCATTTTGGTGAACTTAACAGATGGAGAATCATCTTTCTCGGAATCATATTTGTATTTACCTTGAGGTGGTCTTTTACCTCTTCCAAGATAATTCAACCCTGAAATATTTGTAATACACTTATGTCCTCCGCTATTAGCTTGAATCAAATCCCAAGCGTTAACACCAATCTTATCCAACATTTCTTTGTGTTCTTCAGGTAATTCAGTAAATGGTATTTCCATCATTTCTTGGATGTGGTCTAATACTTCTTCTCCATTCTCCATCGTTGTGAATTTGTCACCATATAACGCTTTAAAATCTTTGAATGTAAACCCAACACTTCCCGGTCCGAAATCTTTTGATGACTCTGAAATCCATTTTATAGTAGATAATGGAATGGTTCTTTGTTTTAATTGGTCTTCCCATTTACCTAAAACTTCTTGAGCAATTTCTCCCAAGTTAACACCTTTCAACTCTCTTTCTTTCTTGAAAGGGTTACATGATGCTTGAACTAAACCTAACGGCCAAGCCATGATTAGGAAATCGGCTTCAGGGTTGTTTCTGAATGGTGTGTATCTATCATAAGAACCTGGCTTAATCATTGAGCCTCCACCATATTGAAATATTATATTATCCTCAACTTTAGGATATCCTTTCATTGTTTCTTTGTATGCTTCGGCATTCTTTTGTAATTCCTCAGGAGCAGGAGCATTTGTTTGTTTCATCCAATCTTTAATATTTGTCAATATTGACATTAAAGATGGATTAGATTTCATGACTAAATTCTCCATGAACCCTGGTTTGTTTTTAAATGCTAGTATTAGTTTATTAATTACTAACCCAAGCAACATTTTGTTTTTTTGTAAACTCTTATCTTTATCGATTCTGAATAAATAATTTACAACTTCATCCGGTGAGATATCATACTTCGCAAAATCCGCAGAGTCTACAGTGCTAATTAATAAAATGTCTGAAGAGGGAAATATATCTTTCGGAGATACTATTTGTGAGATTGTTTCAACATTTGAACGAGATGGTCTGAATGATGTTGATTTGGTATCTTCAGCACCCGCTTGTCTATCATGATGGTCTGTGTGAATAACGAACATTGGTTTACCCTTAGCAAAATCAACTAAAACTGGCATTATATCACCAGTCGCGTCGTTTTTCTTCACCGCAAACTCTTTATCACCATATTGAATTATATGTGAACCAACAACATCAATACCATTATCCTCAAGGTATTTTTTCATCGCAATTGCGGTGGTTACTCCGTCAAGTCACAGGTCCTGGTGAAAGTAGATTTCGGCCTTTTTGTATCTCTCAGCGAGAGAACGCATTGCTCTTAATCCACTTTCAACCAGGACATGTATATTTTTTTTGGTTGTCATAGTTTTATTATTTTTTTGGAATTGAGTTATAATTAACTTTTTTAACCGTATAGTTTGGTACCATCTCTAATTGCTTTGAATCTGAATTTTTATTTGACACCATTATTATTTCTTTCCCATTTCTTTTATCAATTCTAACAATAGCATATCCAGTATATGGAACTTTACTTATAGGCCCTATTTTCCATGCTTGAAAAGTATCAGTATAAGGATATAAATAACCATCTTTTCCGATAATTCCTTCAAATTGGGTTATATCATCGTCTAGTGCAAAGAATAGTTTTTCTTTCTGTTCTGAAATAACTCTTTTGACGATACTCATCAAATCTCCTTCTGTTAATCTTATAATTTTCTTTCCCATTAGTTTAATGTAAGTAAGTATTTTAATTTATTAACTTCACTTAACATTTCATCTTTTAAGTTAAGTAAGTCAGTGTCGTATTTTGAATCTAATTCATCTGTTATTGCAACTAAAAATTCGGTAATCCCATCCATAAACTTTTGAATTGAAATAAAACTTATGTCTTGGAACATTATTGAAAATTCAGATTCAAATTGAGGTCTTCCGTATTTACCCATCATAGATTCAACGAAAGTATCAATTAAATCACCTAAAGCATCATATATTTTACCATACGCTTTGTGTTTTGAATAACTTGATGTTTGCCAATGTAAGAATTTAAATTGTGTTTGTATTTGAACTAGTTTTAATATTAATTCTTCTTTCATTATTTAATAGTTTTTTTTTATTTATAATGCTTTCGCGATTCCACCTGTCATTTGACCTGTAAATATATTTGTTAAAAAATTTTGAATAAAATCAGGTTCTTGAGATTTTTGAGTTTGGCCTTCACCACTTTTTGTCGGTGTTGAACTCGTTTGACCTTCTGTTCCAACAAAATCTTCTGCGGCGTATTTTTTAGCTTCAGGAGTTTGATTATATTCATTCATTTTTTGAGTTATCATTTGTTCGGTCATTTTATTCGCCAATTCTTCGGGCCCAACAAAGTTACCAACACCTATATAATCCAAAAATCCTAACCACCACTTAGTCCTTCTCATTAATATTCTCATATTTCTATTGCCAAATAATCTTGGAGCTCCCCCTAAAAATATACTTGATAAACTACTTCTCTTAGTAAGATTAGTTGCAATTTTTTCGTTCTTTAAGATTGATTGTAAATCTTTGATATTTTCAACAGGTTTACTTACTCTAGCCATATTTTTCGCCAAATTGCCCGTTAGTTTTTGGAATTTAACACTTTTAGCTCCGGCGTTCTCAAGTAATTTCAAGTAATCTAGTATCGTATTTCTAAAACCTTTAAGTAATCCTCCGGGTAATAATTCAACTTTTGACGCAACTTTTGGTGCCCATGTTTTAGCTGATTGTAAAAATTTACCGACAATTCCCGGACTTTCAGCCAATTTCGCAAGACTTGTTGCCGCTTCCGTGGTTTTTCCGGCCTTAGCTAATTTCATTGCAGAGCTTAAACCCTTAGTCGCTCCTCCACCTATTTTAAGTGACGCCATAACGGGTTTAGCTACAACATCTCCAGCATATGGTATTGCGGAAATGATACTTAATAAACCAAATAAATGGTCTCCTTGTGAAAAATATGAAATTCCATTAACCACATCGACAACACCTGTTGGATCGGCAATACCTAATATATCACCAACTAAATTATACCATTCAGCTTCTTTAATTAAATTAGATTTTTTTGGATATATGACTTTGCATAACTCTAAAACTATTTGTTTTTCTTCAGTTGAAAACCGAGACCAATTATCTTCTGCAATCTTCAAGTTTACTTCGAATTTTGCCGCGTGAGTAACAAGGTCAAATTGTTTTTTGTTTAATAAAATGTTTGACATTTTTTTATTTTAATAATAAATATCCATAAAATAAAAAAAAGGGTCGAATTCGACCCCTTTAATTATATATCCAACTTTAATTGTCGATTTGATACGACAAAAGGTTTGACCCTTTCTTTCGCAATGTTGGTATAATTTTCACTCAACTCAATTCCAATCCATTTTCTACCTAATGTTTCAGCAGCAACTGCAGTAGTTCCACTACCCATGAAAGGGTCAAGAACAATGTCATCCTTATAAGTTAAGATTTTAATTGCTTTCGATGGAATATCCAAACTGAATGTGGCTTTCGTCAATGACTTGGTATCGGCGAAATATTCCCATCTACCAAAAACCAAATTCATAAATTCTTTTTTATCCTCATCTTGATAAATCATCTTTTTCTTAATATTACCATCCTCGTCTTTAACTTCAGTTGGAACTCCTTTCCATTGAGATTCACCTTTGTTTAATTTTTTAGGTGATTTTTTATAGGCTAATATGACACATTCTTTTGGATTGTAGATGTAAGGTTGACTATTACTCATCCAACTACCCCAAGCCGTCTGTCTAACTCTATGAGGACTATCCTCCGTTAAATCCACCATCCCGAAGAATTGGAACCCAACTTTTTTCATTCTCATCCAAAACTCGGAGTTAAATAAAATTCTACCACCTCTTTCTTGAACATTCATTTCGATTGGAACATTGACCGCAATTCTTCCATCATCTTTAAGAACCCTGAATGACTCAGATAACCAATCAATGGTGAATTTCCAATACTCATCCATAGGTATTCCGTCATTATAAACATCATATTTGATATTGGCCCCGTAGGGTGGCGATGTGACAATTAAATCCACACTGCCTTCAGGGAATGTCTTCATTACTTCAACACAATTCCCGGTTATAATTTGTCCCGTAACATCTTCAATCTTTTCTATTAAACTCATTCTATTATTCACTTATATTATTTTCTAAATTTTGAATTCTTCTTTCAAGATACCACTGAGCCTTCTTGAGGTCTTGTAATTCTTTATCGTTATCTTTTTTTCCTGCCCTTGAGATATACTTTACAGTATTTCCCAAATGGAAGTCCAAGTCCCAATTCTCTATCACTTTTATTGCCTCATAAATATTCTCTGACCCTCCGTAATGTTCGGGATGGTTAACCATTTCTTTATTATTTTCCATTTAAGTTAAATTTAAGTTCTTCAGATGGAACATTAGCCTTTGATTCCATCATATCTAATGTTAATTCGTAATTCTCGTCGTTAGTATATTCATCTAACAAATCATTTGTTGACAATGTTCCAAACTTTTCAGATAGTTTGGTTGTATCAACATCATCATACATAACATGCAATGTATCGTCCAAATCTTTTGCTAAATCTAAAGATTCAGAAATTATTTGAAGGACTTTATATGGGTTCGCATTTGACGCTGGTCTTCTGTCTTCAAGATAACCTTTCCAAGTTTCTCCAACAACTTTTGGAACTCTGATTGATGCACCTCTATCTGATACACCCCAACTGAATTTATCAATCGATTGTGTCTCGTGTTTACCAGTTAATCTCAAATGATTATCTGAACCATAGTTATCAATATGTTCTTTCACTCTTGATTCAAATACTTTGAAGATTGATTTGAAATATTTTTCTCCACCTGTTTCTCTCATTCGTTTATTTGAGAAATTTGTGTGAAGACCTGAACCATTCCAATCGCCTGATGTTAATGGTTTTGGATGTAATTCAATTTGTAGGTTATGTTTTTCAGCCAATTTATATAGAAAGTATCTTGACATCCATAAGTCATCTGCCGCCTTTATAACACCTTTACCAAATATTTGATATTCCCATTGCCCGATTGCAACTTCCGCATTGGTCCCTTCAATTCCAATACCATATGCCAAACACATATCCAAATGTTCTTCCGTAAATTGTCTACCAAACATTTGTCCACCAACACCACAATAATAAATTCCTTGGGGGTCAATAATTCCTCCAGTGTGGAATCCTAAAATATTTTTATTGTGTCCGTTACGAATGAAGTATTCTTGTTCAAATCCAACCCAAAAGTCCTGGTCTTGTTTTAATTTTGCTCTGTCATTTGATTGGTGAACATTCCCTTTATTATCCATCACCTCACAAAGAACATAAATTGTTCCTGATAAAAAATTACTATATAATCTAACAGGTTTTAAATAACAATCAGATGAATATCCTTCGGCTTGGTTTGTCGAACTACCATCAAACCCCCATTCAGGAACATCGGATAAATCGGTAATTGGGTTAACACTAACTCTGACTTTACTTCTTAAATTTGGCTCCGGAGCATATCCATCTAGCCATACATATTCAATTTTTGTATTCATATTATTTTTAAAATTTTTTTGTAACATAATAATCTTTTCCGTATTTGGATTCCTCCAAGATATTTTGAGACACCAATTTATCAATAATTTGAATGGTCTCTTCAATTGGTTTTTGGATTATATACCTTGATATATAATCAATGTGAATTGGTTGTCTTAATTTATTTGACAATAATTTTATAAGTTTTTCGTCTACCATATATTAAAATTTATATTTCCACTTTTTTTTCATATAATCAAAATATCTATATCTCTTATTTGGATTATATAAAAACCACGCAACATAATAATCAAACCACCATTCAATTTCAAGTAAGACTTTTTTTAATTTTAACCATCTTAAAATTTGTTTCGACGATTTACCTTTACTATGTAAATCATAAACATATTCACTTAACTCATCTTGGAAATAGAATAATTCTGTCTTACCATAATATTGACTTAATGTGTCCGACTTAAGCGCGGTTAAGGTTTCTTGATAATTAATAAATCTTCGATTTAATCCCATACTTTAAAAGTATAATAAAAAAACAATTAAGAGTCAAAATTTTTTATTTTATCCAAATTTGTTGTTTGATAAATGTAGCTTATTACCTTTCTTTTTGTTATAGGAACTAAAGTTTGTTCCATAGGTAAATCTTGATTACATTCCATTTGAAATACTGGAAAAATTTTGACATTTTTTGTTTTACTAAATGTGGAATGGGTTTCAATCACCGAAGTCAATGTTACCTCCTCAAGAATATTTTCATATATTAATTTAATGGTGTTTTCATTGATTTTCGGGATTTTTCGGGATTTTTTGATTTGGTATTCCCATATGTAAACTTTGTTATCTTGTTTCTTATAGAAGAAAATAAAACCAATTCCCAAATGAAGATTATTTTTATTCTTTTTTAAGGTGATATCAATAGTATCAAATGCAACATTCCATATTGATTTTGCGTGATTGAATACTTCGTACAATTTTGTGTTGGAATATTCAATTGTCTTTTTTAACTCAATAACTTCATCCTCCGAGAGTTTTCTTGGTTTTTTTGGGTATAAATCCCTTAATAGAATTTCATCATCACATGATTGAAATTTTTTATCAGTTAACAATAAAGTATTTTCTTTGTTGAGAGATTGTATGTTTGCTAAATGTAGTGATAACTCGACAAAATCCGGATAAATTTCAAAATTATTTAAACTTTGTTCACATTTTTGTATGTAACCTAAAAGGGTATATTTGTTATATTCAAAATCTAATGGTTCTTTTAACATCCACTCAGGACTTAATTTGAAATCTATTTTTTTCTTTCTTCCCATAAAAAAATAATAACTAAAGTTTTATAAGAATCAATTGATTCTCATTACATAAAACCATTGGTCTTGAACTTTCTGTTCATCAGCATTTCCATCATAACTATTTAAAGTGTGAGCATATCCATCAGTATCTATAACATCTTGAATGAAAGCTCGTCTATCAATAAAGTTCTCATGGTCTAACGACCAATCTTCAATATAACTTTCAGGGTTACGTCTAACATCTTCAAGTCTATCATCAACCGCTTCTTCTATTTTGTCTTCAGGATAATCTCCTTCGGGACTTGATTCAATATCAGATATCTCATCATTTAAATCATCAATCTCTCCGTTTAATTCATCAATGTCACTTTGAATCTCGTCGTCGTCCTCTCCTCCAAATTCATCCTCAAGTCTTTTAATTTTCAATTCAATCCTTTCAATTTTTTCTTTTAAAAGAGTTATTTGGTCCTCTTGTTCATTCGATAACATTCTATCTTCCTCATTTAAGTAAGATTCAGGACTCTCTCTAACATCGTCATCAAAAAAATCTCTAAAGTAATCAACCACATCATCTGTGTCTATATGATTCATTACAAAATTTTTATTGTAATTTTCATATCCAATATCATCAAGTGATGAGTCAACTCTATCGTATGAACTACTTTCCATTTCACTTTCAGTTCCAACTGCATATTCTCTATCATCTAATCCCGCGTCTATCACAATAAACTGAGTTGTGTCATAAAATTCTCCATACGGTATTATATGATAAACATCAATTTTGTCTTCAAGTTCGGATAACTCATCTTCCAAATCACTAATTTCATCTAACAAATCTTGTCTAACATCTTCATCATTATCATATTCCGCTTGTAATCTTTCGATTTCATTTTTAATTCTTTCAATCTCTACTCGGTCTTCATCTGTTATAACCTCAACATCACTGGTATCTACTAACCAATCAAGTAGAGCATGTGCCTTCAATCCTTCTTCAGGACAATCCGGACCTAGTTCCCATTCACCATCAAGTCTTCTTTCTTCAGCCTCATTTCTTTGTCCTTGTAAAATTCTTTGAATTCTTACCCTTTCAAGTCTTTCTTTTTCTTTTTTAGCAGCTTCTTTGTCTGTGTATATCTTAATCTGTTCAGGGTATTCTTTATTTATATAATCATCAACCACATCTAAAATCTCTTTCAATTTATTTGTATTCCATAACCAACCGCTTCTTATAACTTCATTTTTAGCATTATAAAATGTTTTATCACCATCAAACTTTTTTAATAAAGCAACTTTATAATTAGGGTCGCTACTTGGAAGAGTTTTATCTATAATGTAAAACAATTTTCCATCTTCGTTATATCGAGCAAATTGTTGATTATTGGTCGCTGTCGTACACCACTTGGTTCCCTTACCATAATAACAAGAAGAATCCAATGTCAATGGATTAACTATAAAATATCTACCATCATCATAAACTACATTACCACCATTAACAGGTTTTACCTTACGTCTCAATCTTTGTTCATATTCACTTAAGGCCGACAATAATTGCCCAGCACTTTTATATTGATATAAATCTGTTATTGGTAAGTTACTGGAAATTTTCTCAAATTTATTCAACGCTTGGGATAATTTCTCTAAATTTTCTTCAAAATTTATAGCATCCAAATTTTTTCCAACCCAGTCTAAAAATTTATGAGGAACTTTCGAAACTATGTCATTTACATTATTCCCAAATTTTTGAGAATACTTTGATTTGAAATCATCAACTCTACCTTCCTGTATTAACTTTATAAAATCCATTATATTTTATTTAATAAATATTCATTTATCTGTATATTTCCACAAAGATAATATTTATTATTAGTTAAGCAAATAAACTATTTAAATCAATTACTATGGGATGTGGGATTTACAAAATTGAAAACTTAGTTGATGGTAAAATATATGTTGGGAGCTCTATTGAACTAATCAAAAGAAAGTCCAAACATTTCTATCTATTAAGGAAAGGAATTCATGACAACATCCATCTTCAAAATGCTTACAATAAATTTGGAGAAAATTCTTTTGTTTTCACAATATTAGAATATTGCGTCGTTGAGAATTTAATCGATAGGGAGAATTACCACATTTTCACATATAAATCAAATGAAGGTAACTACGGATATAACCTAGCAACAGTTAACGAATTTAGAAGAAATACTTTTAATCAAGAAGTTAAAGTAAAACTATCAAAATTTAATCAAGAAAAAAATGGTAATTTCAACACTTATTCATTGATTAATATTATTACGAATGAGGAGTTCGTTTTTGACACTTTAGTTGATGGTGCCAAATATTTAATAGATAACGGATTCGCTAAAGGTTCTCCAAGAAATGTCAGATTAAAACTATCTTCATCATTAAGAGGTAAAAAAGTAAATAACGGATTTAAAGGAACTATAAGAAAAACTTGTTATAAACATAATTTTAAAATCATAAACTAAACTAAACTAAATTAATTACTATGGCGTGTGGATGCAAAGGTGGCTCAAATGTTCAGCCAACAACACAACAAACTCAACAATCACAAATTCAAAAACAACAAACAACTGAAAGTGTTAAGAGTGCGATTAAAAAAACCGTTGAGAAATATTACAATGTAAATAAAACAACAAAGTAATTTGTGTTGTAAAAATTTAGAAAGGGATAACATTTATCCCTTTTTTTTATATTTATAAATTATGAGTAGAATTAAAGTATTGATTGATAGGTTTAATGAAGGTGAGACTGACTTCATCGAACATATGAATGGTTTTGAGACTTTTTTGAAAATGGTTGAGAGACAGGATTTAATTAATGAGTTAGATTTTAATCAAATTTATGACACTGAATATGAAAACGAATATCTGATAGTTTTATATAACCATAACAATGATGAGTTTTGGAATATCGTAAGTAACTATCTTTCCGATTTAAAAATTGAGAGTGGTGTTCCAACCATAGTTGTTAATGAACCTGGAGAATTTGCCAGTCTGTTTTGTAATAGTAGAGATATTAGTACCGATACAATTGGAGCACTTTTAAATGGTGAATATGATAGTCATTCCTATGGTTGGAGTTCTCATGACCTAACCGACGATGTTTATCGTGATGTAATTGAAGAACTAACCAAAGAAAACTTATTACACCTAAAAGAATATATTATTAAATCGTTAGAAGGTCAAAAAATTGAACCTTATACTGAATTACTTGAAGATTACGCACAACAACAGGGTCATCCTGAATATGTTATTATTGACCAATCAAATATAGACCAAGTGGTTGATAATTCAGAGACCATGAATGAACTAATGGATAATGAACTTGATGAATTAAAAAGTGAGTTATATAGTATATATGGTTCCGCATACAATAGTGCATATGAAGAAGAATTATATGAAGATGTTTGGAATGAGTTGGAAACTTATTTTGAAAAAGGTCAGTGGACTAGTAAACCTCACCCATATAAAGAAAATACTTCAGTAGAGACATACACCGCAAAGGCTAACGATATTGATTCAATTATTTTAGATTTTTTAGAACAAAATAAAGGTCATTATGGTGCATATGGTTCGTTAGAATATTATGGTTCATTAATGAGTGTAATCAGCGAAACAAGAGATTGTTTAAGTTTTCACCCTTCTGATTATCCTGATTCGAGATTAGTTGATAAGAACATCAATATGTATTTTGGAGATTATATCTAAAACTATTCACTTTTTCTTCTTTTTTAGGTAATTTTGTAACAAAAAAGAAAGACAATGATTTTAAAATCTCCATCAAGTAAAATATCAATCACCAATTTATTTTCAGATTTCATTTTAAGTAAAATGCCTATGGATGAACAATCTATAATTCAAGTCATTGATTGTTTAAATTTCTATGTAGTTAAAGGTTACACAACCCATAAGGAACCATTGAACTTATCTGAGATTAAAGATGAGTTTATTTCAAAATTTGAAGAGCAATTAAAAGATACCAAATTAACACATACGATTGATTTGATTGAATATGGTAGTAAATTACCTTCTCAAAAGTCTTTTACATTTGCATTCCACAATACTAAAAATTGTTCCTATAATCATACACAAATTAAATCATTTGAAGAGAACAATACTTTATCATACGATTACCAGTACTATTTAAAAGAAATTGAAGGTAATTCAATTAATTGTTCCGAATTCCCTCACGGATATTCATTGGGTCAAGGTAGGTTACATTATTATTATGGTAAGCATATTTTTTACAATATACCTCCATCATATCCTGTTACTAGTTTAATTTTGACATTATCAAACGAGGAGAACGAAGATTCAATCTTGATTAAAAATATTTCGGGTAAAGTAGATGAAGTTTTAACATCCGCAGTTTTAGATGTATTTGATTTTGATATGTCTTGGTTAGAACAGGAACTAAAAAAAGTGGATTGGTATATTGAATTAACCGACCCACTTTTAGAATACAACTTCCTTAAAAAGAAGGTTGATGATTTTATAATCTTTTAGATTATTCCCGAATTTTTCATGTGCCCTTTAATGATGTCAACCGCTTCGGTTAACTCATTATAGTTGCGTTCAGGTGCATATAGGAATGACTTGTGGTCAACTTCATTACCTTCAATAATCAATAATGATGGTATCATATCGTTATCTGTGACCTCAACAAATAAATCATATTCATCCTTATATTCATCAATGTCTCGGTCAAAAAACTCAATACCTTCATTGGTTAATATATCTTTGAAATCCACACAGAATGGACATCCTTTCATTGTATAAACAATAACACTTAAATCTTTCATAGTTAATTAAATTTACCAACCATTTCTAATATGGTATCTTCTTGTTTAAGTCCAGCTTCAGAGATAATTTCGTCACCATTCGAGAATCCTTTTATTGTTGGAATGCTTCTTATACCCAATTCTCGAGCGAATTCTTTATTTAATTCCACATCCATAGTATACATCTGAACATCTGAACCACCATTCTTAATTTCTTCAGAAATTTTTTCGAATGTTGGTTTCATCATTTTACATGGTCCACACCATTTTGCATGAAAGTCTATGAGTAACTTCTCTCCATTGTTGATTTTTTCTTTTAATATTTCACTTGTAATTTCCATAAATTAATTTGTTTTTTTATATTCTTTTAATAATTGAGAGATGAATAATTTCAACTCATTTAATTGTTTTATGTCGTAATAGATGTTTAAAGAAACCTTAGCATCATTACCTATAAATAGAGATAAATAAAATTCTTGTTTGGTTTTATAAATTTTATTATACTCTATTACAGACCCATTTTCAACATCCATTGAATTCCTTGAATATACCAATTCAAAGTCTCTCTTACCAATAAAATTAGGGAAATCGGACCCTAATTTTTCTAATTTTAATAAGGATAAAATTCCTTTTTCGTTTTCAATTCTTTCTATAAATTTGGTTACTTCCATTAAAAAAAAATATTATTATCATTTATTATTCTATTCCCCATCGAGTGAGTTTCATATGCTTTATCACTCCAAAAAAGATTTCCAGATTCATCCCATTCTGATTTAGAATTTAGTATGACACCATTCTTACATTCTTTTTTTATTTTAACCTTATCAAAAAGTTCGTCTTTTATATAAGATAACATAATTTCATCTAATTTAAATAGTGGTTCGTCCCACTTAAACTCTAATTTTCCATTAAATCTACCTAAACTTTGAACTCTTTTGATTTGAACTTCGTCATTATACTTACTCACCCGATATTCTATTGTAGCTCTTTCAATTGATTCTAAATCGTCTTTTCGTAATGATACAATTATCGATGCCGGTTTATCAATATATGTTTTTACACAATTTGATTGAACTGAACTCTCTTGATTATAATTCTCACTATTGTCTAAAAGTTTTGGATAATAAATTGTCCCATCAATATTAATTGGAGTTTGAATATGACCATAACTATATTCCGGATATATTCGAGTATATGTTCCATTACGATAGTGTTGTAGTTTAGTACTCCATTCGGTATGCTCTTCAATAAATGTCTTATCATCCTTGGCCATCCATTTCAAATCGTTCTCACCATATAACTTTAGTTGACAATAAAATTCAGTATGGTCTCTTAATGTATAATGACTAATAGTTTTGTGGATTACCATTTGTTTAAATAACATAAATAATTTCTTAACTTCATCTTTGGAAGCAAGTTTAAGAAATCTGTTATCCACACCAAAATAATGATTTGAATTCAAACAACCTAATATAATATCTTCATTTTGGTTTAACCAATCATCTCCAAATATTTCTTTCGCTGTACGATATAAATCATAATTAAAACTTTCACATTTATGTAACACCTTCTTAATTTTTTTACCGGAAAATTTATAATGACACATTATTGTA